AAAGACTTAGAAGTTAAAGAAGTGTCGGCAATGTACTCACTTGCTATTTCAATGTGCTATGAATTGAAAGAGGCAGTTGATAACAAGAAAGTGGACATGAAAAAGTTCCACGAAATGGCTGACAACTTTTTTGCTTATACAATGAATAACTTTGAAACTGAGTTAGTTGTTGTAAGTGCAAAGATTGCTCTTAAAACTTACAAGCTTCCGATTGAGCCTAGTCAGTTGAAAAACTTTGATGACTTTCACAAAAAATACGGCAAGTATATTGTGGAAGCAGGTAATTAAGTCAACATAAGTTGACTCCCAGAGATCGAAATTCGATCTCTTTTATGGGGGTGAGTAAATAAAATTACTCACCCTCTTTTTTTATTAAAGGAAAAATAATGAAACGCATCGCATTCACAGGTAAAAAATATTTTTATGCAATGGGCCAAAGCAGTCGTGCCCGTGGTTTATCCAAATCTATGGCTGAAGCATTTTATTTGACTGGCGCTCCCGATTACGCAAGGATCGCATTTGACAAAGGTTTTCGTGGGCTTTCTTATTAACTAGTATTTGACAATAAATCAATTAGCCAATATAATAGCTGATATTAAATCAAGGAGTTAATATGAGTGAAGTAATCAATCGTTCTAAAAATAAAAATCGTAGTTCTAAATTCGATAATCTTGTGGGTCCAGTTGATCCCAAAATTGATGCACAAGCCCGTGAAAGGTTGGTTACTGCACGAATCGGCTTGCTACTTCGCCATAGTTTTTTCGGCAATCTTGCTACTAGGTTGCAATTGATTAATGCTGATGAATGGTGCTCTACGGCGGCAACTGACGGCTTGAAGTTTTATTACAATAGCCGATTCATTATGATGCTGAAACCTAAAGAAGTTGAATTCTTGGTTGGTCATGAAGTGTTGCATGTGGTCTATGATCACATGGGTAGGCGAGGTACCCGTGATCCTCAGATTTGGAATATTGCTGATGACTATTGTGTTAATGCAGACTTGAAGCGCCATAAGGTTGGTCAATTCATTACCACTGTGCCTTGCTTGTATGAACAAAAATATGATGGCAAGCCTGCTGAAGAGGTATACGATGACCTCATGAAAAATGTTCAAAAAATCAACATCGAAGATTTGATCAATCAAATGATTGATGACCACATGGACAGTGAAGAAGGTGATAACGATAGTGATGGTGATGGAGAAGGTAAATCAAAGCGTCCTAAAATGTCACCCGAAGAGCGTGAGCGTGTTAGGCAAGAAGTCAAGCAGGCAATTATCAATGCTGCACAAAGTGCCGAAGCAGGTAGTTTGCCTCTTGGTGTCGAGCGACTCATCAAACAGCATACTAATCCAGTAATGCCCTGGCGAGAACTGATTCAGACTAATCTGACCAGTGCTATCCGTACTGACTTTAGTTGGATGCGCCCCTCACGCCGTGGTTGGCATATAGATGCTATTATGCCTGGTATGACACCCGGTGAAGAAATCGATGTGGTAGTTGCTATCGATATGAGTGGTTCTATTTCTAACAAGCAGGCTCAAGCTTTCTTGGGTGAGATTGGTGGCATGATGGAAGCCTTTGATGGTTATAAGGTTCATGTTTTCTGCTTTGATACTGAAACTTACAATCCTCAAGACTTTTCTAGTGAAAATATGGACACCATTGACACTTATGAACCAGTTGGTGGCGGTGGCACAGATTTTGATGCTATTTTTAATTATTTGAAGGAGATTGGAAATGTACCTAAACGACTTATTGTCTTTACTGATGGCTATCCTTGCGGTTCTTGGGGTGACCCCGACTATTGTGATACTACTTGGATCATTCATGGTGATAAAAACCCAAATCCCCCGTTTGGTACTTTTGCAATCTACGACGGAGTATAATGCTTGAATTAATTTTCACATTATTGGTTATAGGCCTATTTATAGGCCTATCCATATATTTTTTGTTGAAAATAATTTCTTTCTTTCAATCATTTATTGACGGTGACTAACAAGATATGTTATATGTGGGTACCAGTTTAGGACAGTGTTTGCGAAGTCTACTAGATGGTGAAGTGTCCTATGATCAGGTGTTGCTTATAATTACTAACACCCGTGCCCCAACTAAGGAAGATTTTATTAAGGTGGTTGAAATGTATCACCAAGATCCACCCAAAGCTACATATGACTATTCACATATATCATGGGATATAGTCAGTGACTTAGCATTAAATTTGTGGGAGGATGGAAAAATTCATCAACCTAGAAATTTTAATAGTAGTAATTTATATAAAAGACACTATGATCTTTCTAGTGATATTTGGATTGAAGTAAGTCCAAAAAGTAGAAATACCACAGTTGCTGTTAAAGATGCATATGAAAAATATAAAATGCTTGATATGCTAACCAAATGAATGATTTAAATATTGATCCTTTCTTTTGGTTTAGTGAACGGCAGTTAGAAATTGCCCCGCCGCATTTTACATTAGCTAAAACACCTTTAACAGAAAAATCAAAATTGTGGGTGATTAATAATCTTAAGGGTAGGTATAGTATTGTATACCCTTCTGCGGACCCATTCACAAATGGTATAGCCATACTTGTTCATACTATCGATTCTTTGTATGGTAGTGTTGCATTTGAAGATCCAAAAGAAGCGATATTATATGAACTAACATGGTCTTGAAAAAAAATATGATCATATGTATCTGATTAAATATATCGTATAAGATAAGGAGATTATTATATGAGTTTTTTAAGACATATTGGTAAGCATGGAGATCGTAAGGTTGCTGTTGTTTTCCGTGAAGTACCAGGTGAATCTCATATGTGTTTGGTGACATACACCGAACTATTGAATCAGCACATTCATGACCCCATTATTCAATGCATTGAAAGTGATATAGGTCAAAACAGTGAGAACTTAGCAGATGCATTAAATAGGTCTTTCACAAAAGATGGTAGACCAATTCTACAAGTGCTTCACTCTGAGGGTCAATTAAAGAAGGTACAAACTTCATTAGTTGTAATGACTCCTGCACCCAATGTTAAAATTAAATTAGATGAACTTAATAAAATTCTTGATGAAATGAAACAAGGTGAAGCAGCGGTAAAGAAGCTTGCTGAAATTGATAAAAGTCGAGGATTACAAGATCCAGCTGATGTTGCACGAAGAATGCGCGGAGAACAAAAGTCAGAACCAGTTACATCAAGTGTAGGCGCATTAGATGATAATGCGATTGCAAATAATTTAAGACAACAAGCAGCAAAAATGACTGCCGAAGCAAAGGGCCTAATGGCTGAAGCTGAACGCATGTTAAAAGAAGCAGCAGGTATGGATCCATTACCCGTAGTAGAAACAAAACCTACTAAAAAAACAAAAGTCATCAAAGCTAAAACTATTGCATAATGTCACCTGAATTCATTTCAAAATGGGAACATATTCTTGAAGATGTAGAGAAAAATAAAATACCAATTCAGTTTATTAAAAAAATGATTTTAAAATTGGATGGTAAAAAGCAACAAACTATTAATGTTGAACGATTATTATCTCAAGGTCTTGATCCCGAACAAATAGAAGAAGTAGTAAGTAGAAAACTAAATGAATTAGAAGATATGGTAGTTTCTATTGAATTTATTTTAAATGTACAATCTATAGCAGAAACAGTACAGCCTGAAACTGATAAATTACTTAATAAATTATGAAACTAATCGTAGCGTCTGATCCAAATGGTGGAATAGGTTACAACAACAAATTGCCCTGGAGTAAAATCGAGGGCGATTTGCCTAGATTTAAAGAATTAACATCAGGTAAAGTTATCGTCATGGGCCGCAACACATGGGAAAGTCTACCAGTTAAACCATTGCCCAATCGGATAAATGTTGTAGTGTCTAGCACTGACATATCAGGCATTACCACAATAAATAGTCTTCCTGAAAAAGACTATATGGATTTAAATGATGTATGGTTAATCGGCGGAGCTAGATTAATTAACAGTAGTTGGCACTTAATCGAAGAAGTACACTTAACAAAAGTATTTACTGAATATACATGTGATACATTTATAGACTTGGCAAAGATACACAGAGAATTTGCTTGTTGGTTTAAAGAATCACATAATGATCATACATATGAAATTTGGAAAAGAAAGCCTTGCATACGATAAAAAATCGTGATATAATATAGCATGGAACAATATCATAATTTACTTAAAGACATTTTAGAAAACGGAGAATTAAAAGATGACAGAACTTCTGTTGGCACCTATAGTGTGTTTGGCCGTACTATCCGCTTTGATTTGCGTACAGGATTCCCTGCCATTACCACTAAGAAACTTGCTTGGAAAGCTGTTGTCGGTGAATTACTCTGGTTTATTGAGGGATCTGATAATGAGCGTAGATTGGCAGAACTCACCCACGGTTCAGCCGAGGGAAAGATTACTATCTGGACGCCGAACGCGCTTGCACCGTATTGGAAACCTAAGGCGAAGTTTGAGGGTGACCTCGGTAGGGTATATGGCGTTCAGTGGCGCCATTGGAACAAATACACGGTTGAAAAGAACATGGGACCGTCGGGCGAAGGTAGCAATCGTCTCACCGTCGATCAGACAGAAATCGATCAACTATCCAAATTACTTGAAGGGTTACAAAAAGACCCAAACGGGCGCAGACACATTTTAAGTTCTTGGAATGTTGCAGAATTAGATCAAATGGCATTACCACCGTGTCATGTTATGAGTCAATTTTATGTTAACACAAATAAAGAACTAAGCTGTCATATGTATCAAAGATCGGTGGATACCTTTTTAGGCTTGCCATTTAATATTGCTAGTTATGCATTATTGACACATTTAATTGCACGACATTGTGGATTAAAAGTAGGTGAATTAATTATTAGCATGGGTGACACACATATCTATAAGGATCATGTAGAACAAGTAAAAGAACAGTTGACCCGTGAGGCATATCCTCTACCAACATTAATGTTGAATTTTAGTAAATCCAACATTTTTGAAACTACGATGGAAGATATACATCTTATGGGATATCAATCACATGGCCCTATCAAAGCAACAATGGCAGTCTAATACTGAGTTTGCTATGCCTAAGTATCAGATAAAATTATCTGATACAGGGGAAGAAACTGTATCTATTACCCATGTTGTGCATACTATTCAAATGGGTGATGTAGAGGATCCAGATTTGTTTGTAGCTGAACCTATACATCAATGGCAGCAAACTGAACAAGGTAAATGGATAATGGAGAATTCAGCACCTGCTCCAAGCTGGCATCGCTATATGGATTACAATATATATGGCTATGCTTACCAAATTAGAGCATATCTTACACATAAACAACTAACATATTACAAATTGAGGTTTGAATGAACATTTTAGTCACCGGTGGATTAGGACTTATAGGTCACCATGTAGTTAAACAACTACAAAAACAAAGACATAATGTATCTATTATAGATATAAAAACAAATTATGGCATTATTCCACAAGAAGAAATAAATTACTTGATGAAAGAACGGTCAAAATACTTAGACCTTACTAGATTGTATCCATATGCTATTGAGAATAAACAAACGATAGAACATGTATTTCAAGCTGAAAGACCAGACATTGTAATTCACATGGCTAGTTTTCCTAGACAAAAGGTAGTAAACGCTAATCCAGGAACAGCTAGTCGTGCAATGAGTGAAGGTTTGTTATACTTGTTAGAAGCAAGCAAAAAATACAATACTCGTAAATTTATTTATATTTCAAGTTCAATGGTCTATGGTGACTTTCAAGATCAAGTTACCGAAGATGCTATTTGTAATCCGCAAGGACAGTATGGCATTATGAAATTGGCAGGAGAATGGCTGGTTAAAGATTATACCCGACGGGGAGATTTGACACACACTATTATACGCCCCAGTGCCGTATATGGTACACTTGATGTTGAAGACCGTGTTATCAGTAAATTCTTACTCACTGCAATGCGAGATGGAATTCTCAAAGTTAATGGTGCAAATGAAACCCTCGACTTTACATATGTTGAAGATGCAGCAGAAGGAATCGTCAGTGCGGCTCTGAGTAATAATACTGATAATAAGACATATAATATCACAAAGAGCCACAGTCGTAGCTTACTAGACGCAGCTAAACTTGCAGTTAACATTGTAGGTAAAGGCACAATTGAATGCAAAGACAGAGATTTAGACTTCCCGAGTAGGGGTGCATTGAATATTGACGCTGCCCGTAGAGATTTTGGCTATAATCCTAAAGTAGATGTAGAAGAAGGTTTCCAGATTTATTATGATTGGTTAAAGAAATCCACATACTTTAATAAATAAGAGTATGTGGATCTTTACTTTTTTGCCTGAATGGGCCATACACGCGGTATTTAGTTTAGGTGTACTCGGGCTAATCGCAGGGTTTGTATTAGGCTTTATACCTTTTATAAAGCAATATAAGCTACCAATTCAAATTATAAGCATTCTTATATTTGCCCTTGGACTGTATCTTGAGGGTGGTTTAGCTGATAATAAAGAATGGCAATTAAAAGTCAAAGAATTAGAAGCCAAATTAGCAAAAGCTGAAGCTGAGGGCGCAAAAAAGAATATTGAAATAGAAACCAAAATAGTAGAAAAAGTAAGAATAATCAAAGAAAAAGGTGACAAGCAAGTAGAATATATCACTAAAGTAGAAAAGGGTGATACATTAACTATAGAAAAAGACATGAGTGAAGAGGAGCGTAAAAAGTTCCAAATGCAAGTTGCAGAATTAAGAAAATCTATAGAGTCCTGCACTATCCCTCAACTTATTATTGATGAACATAATAAGGCAATATTTAGACCATCGCAGGAGGTCAAAAAATGAGATTTTTGTGCGTACTATCCGCACTAGCATTAGCAGGGTGTTCTACTGTAGTACCTGTAGCTCAGAAATTCCCAGATCCAGTACCAGTACTTACTAAACCTTGTCCAGATTTGAAAAAAATAGAAGGTGAAAAAATAGTAATTACTGACATGTTGAAAGTAGTTATTCAGAATTATTCACTGTACTATGAATGCGCAGTTAAAGTTGACGGCTGGAATCAATGGTACACAGATCAAAAAATCATATTTGAACTCAATAATAAATGAAAAAAACAATGTTAAGTTTGTTGCTTATAGCCTTATCAGGATGTGCTACAAACGATTATTCCTTATATTTAGATACACAAAAGTCACTTTCCCGAGACTATACTGTTCAAGAAGCAGCTAGATTAAATGCTTTAATAGAAATGACAAAAAGTAACGATCCAACTATTAAGGCCGTTGGTATAATGATGCTACAACAGTTACAACAAAATAGCAAATCAGTACAAGTTGATCCTCCAAAACGGAACTGGTTTGGTTTTTAAAAGCTAAATATAATATATTTGAGGATAAATTATGTCAGTAGAAATAGAAGTCATTAATGTTGGTAACTTGCCAAACGATGGCGAAGGTGATCCCTTACGAGTTGCATTTATTAAAATTAATAATAATTTTGCAAGATTATCCTCAACCTCATGGAATATCACAGAAGCTGTTACTGTAGGAAATACAGCAAATCAGGTTATTTTTACAGCACCTGCAAATGCATTTACTCAAGGTACTTTTATTGTAAAATCATATAACCCTACTAATAATGATTTTCAAAATATTACTCTTTCCGTAATTACTAACAACGATAATTCTAATTTAAAGTGGACTGGCTATGGTACTACATTTAACGGAAACAGTCTCACTAGATATAATTGTACAGTAGCAACTGGTAATGTTAATATATTAGTAAGTCCTATACCTAATGTTGTGTTAAATCACTTTATAAACTACCAAATTACTGATGTGAATGATTTAGGCGCAGGCATGTTATTGATTGCTGAAGGTGTTGAATTTGAGCCTATAATAACCACAGAAAGTGGAGTAGGGGTCACTACTGAATCATGAGAGCCAAAGAATTTATAACTGAACAAAGACTAGATCAAGTACACGATGGTCTAGAAATTGTTGCTAAATCATTACCTCAAGCATTTGTAATTACTGATTTAAAAAATCAAGATTTTTACGATTTGTATCGTTTTGGCGTTGCTGTAGCCGATGTTAGGGGAAATGAAGGCGATGCAAAAGATATAAACAAATATAAACCTGAATTTAGACCTGAAAGTTCTTGGGGAGAAAACGAAATAATTGTATCATATGATCCCACTATTGAAGATGTTGTGTCTAAAGCATTGAAAAAAGTTAATAAAAGCGGTAAAAAACAAGTAGCAGATTTTCCAAGTAGTGAAATGGATGACACCACTAAGACTTCCCCACTAAAGCCTTTTAAAGGTTATAAAAAATGAGAGCCAGTGAATTCTTAAATGAAGAAAGACGCGGCAAAATGTCAGATCGTTTAAGATTTGCTACTCGTGGATTACATACATTTACTGACACTAACTATGATAGAGGTTACGATTTAAATCGAGTTATGATGGCAGTAGCATGTACTGACGGGACAACTTTCCCTGATTCAGATGGAGAAAGTTGGTCAGCTAAAAAGAACACTGCACATCCATATTCAGAAGTAGAATCAAAAATGCTTAAACTAGCATATAAAGCAGTTGGTCTTCCCTTCACTGATTTAAATAAAGGTGATATGAAAAGTCAAGAAGTTAAAAACACAAATACCACAAGCACTTTAAAACCTTTTAAGGGCTACAAGAAAAAATAATTTTTCAACACGATTCTAATCGTGTAAATAATGTCATGATTGACATTAACACTATTTTTGATTCCGTTAAATTAAAATTTTACTATGAATGGTTAGTAAACTGCCACATCTATGATGAGGGCGAAAGTGATATGCACGAAAAAATAACCAAACAAGTAGTAGAAACTTATATTGATCCGCTCAATATAGCCAAAGATGCTAAAATTCTTGATTTGGGATGTGGTCCTGGATACTTTTTAGATTTCATGAAAGCCAGGGGATATACTGATTTAGTAGGAGTAACATTAAGTCCTAATGATGTTAAACTATGTGAGAGTAAAGGTCATACTATAAAAAAATATGATTTAAGCTTTTTACCACAAAAAGATGGTTACTATGATGAATCAGTAAATATGATATTTTTACGCCATGCACTAGAACATAGTCCCTTTCCTATATTTTCTTTAATGGAATATAATCGGATATTAAAGCAGAATGGTATATTATATATTGAAGTGCCGTGTCCCGGTTCTGATAGAAAACACGAATACAACCCAAATCACTATAGTATTTTAGGTGACTTTCAATTGGCTGCTTTATTAGAAAGAACTGGTTTTGGAATCATGAAATTTGACACCATTGAATTTGATGTTGAATCTTCAATCATTGATCCTAATACTCAGAAAAATTCAGTCTTTAAAGAAAGATTTTATTGCATTTTAGCAGTCAAACAACGACCGCTAGATATTAAATAAACGATAAATACTCTCTATATAGAGAGTATTTTTATGGCTATACCAGATCCAGCAAATGTAAGTCCGTGGTACTTACGAAACATTACACAAGCATTAGAACTCAACGAAGATACAGGGCAAGTATTTGTTCGTACTGGATTTACTGGAAATATTAATATTAGTGGTAATGTTGTTATACCTGGTAATGTAGATGCACATGTTTCACAAATAGGTACAAGTGGGGAATTAACAGTTCCGTGGATGCCTGTAAGTATAGATGGTAATAGCAATGTTACTATATCAGGTGGAAATGTTAATGCCGCAGTTACTGGTACAGTAGCAGTAAGTGGGATTACTGGCAACATTGCTGGAATTACAGCTAATGTTACTATAGTAGATGGTGGCGGGAGTATTACAGTAGACGGCACTGTTGGAGTAAGTGGTAATGTTAATATAGGCACTATGCCCAATGTTAACGCTACTATCACTGGTGGTAATGTTACAGTGTCAGGTAATGTTGGTGTCACAAGTTTAGGTAATGTAGTACTTAGTGGAAACACCCTACCAGTGAGTGGCAATGTCAATGCCAATGTTAGTGGTAGTAGTGTTACTGTATCGGGTAATGTAGGTGTTACAAGTTTAGGAAATATAAGTCTTGCAGGTAATACGCTACCTGTTTCAGGTAATGTTAATGCCACACTTAATGGTGATGCTAATGTAGTTATTTCAGGATTTAGCGGGCAAACTGCCGATGCATTTGGTAGGTTGCGTGTAAGTGAACCGTATACATTATTTGACACCAACTCAAGATATTATGATCACCAGCAGTTTAGTAATGCTATCAATGGCATAGCCAATGTAGTCTATGTTGAAAATCAAAGTAGTTTTCAACTCAATGTAGGTGCATCTGTAGGAGATTCAGTGATAAGAGAAACTATGAAAGTATTTCCTTATCAACCTGGTAAGAGTCAGCTAACATTACTTACATTTTGCATGAACACCCCCAAGACCAACCTTCGTCAGCGCGTGGGTTTATTTGGTGCCAACGACGGTGTATTTTTTGAAAATGATGGAACATATAATTATATGGTTATTCGCTCAGGGTCCACTGGCGTAGAAGAAAGAGTAAGACAGGATGCTTGGAACGGTGACCGACTAACTGGATCAGGTGGAGCAACAAACCCATCTGGAATTACACTATACCCAAATCGTACACAGATTTACTATGCTGATGTTGAATGGTTAGGGGTAGGTAATGTTCGTGTAGGCTTCATCATTAACGGTCAGTATATTCTATGCCACACATTCCAACACGCTAATCAAACTGGCAATACCAAAGTATATATGACTACTGCTACATTGCCTATTCGTTATGAAATAACTAATACAGGTGGCACTACTGGCGCTAGTCAAATGACACAAATTTGTAGCACCGTGATTAGTGAAGGTGGTTATAATAGTTTTGGTACTACACAAACAGCAGGTACTGGTACTACAACAAAAAGATTATCAAGTGCTAACACTTACTATCCTATCGTAAGTATAAGACTAGCATCAACTAGATTGGATAGTATTGTTTTCCCTAGACAGATTGATGTATTGAGTACCAGTGTGAACTATTATCGCTGGACACTATTACAAAATCCCACATTGACAGGAGCTACTTGGGCAGGTACAAGTCCAACAGGTACGGTTCAATATGATTTGGCTGCTACTGCTATTAGCGGCGGTATAGAAGTACAAACGGGATATGCTAGTGCTAGAGAGTTAACACAGTTGAGTGCTACAGATTTCTTTCAGTTTCAATTAGGAAGAACACTAGCAGGTGTTAGTGATGTTGTTACATTAGCGTTAGCTGCAACTTCACCTAATGCTGATGTATTAGCCGAACTTGGCTGGCAAGAATTAACTTAATTCGGTTATTGCCAAATAAATAAAGGTATGAGTGGAACGGCTACACTAGTAAAAACACCTTATCAAAAAACGCACTTTAAAACTGATAAGGAGTTACAAGACTTCATAAAATGTTGTGACCCAAATACGGGTTATCTGTATTTTATGGATAACTTTTTTCACATACAACATCCTACAAGAGGGTCTATGTTGTATCATCCATGGCCCTATCAAAAAAGGCTCATAGAAACCTATCACAAATATAGATATAGCATATCACTAATGCCTAGACAAAGTGGCAAAAGTACATCCGCTGCTGGATATTTACTTTGGTATGCTATGTTTGTACCCGATTCAACTATTCTTATAGCTGCACACAAATACACAGGTGCTCAAGAAATAATGCAGCGTATTCGTTATGCATATGAAAATTGTCCAAATCATATTAAAGCGGGAGTCATAACTTATAATAAAGGTTCATTGGATTTTGAAAATGGCAGCCGTATTGTGTCCGCAACTACGACCGAAAATACAGGTCGTGGTATGTCTATTTCATTATTATACTTAGATGAATTCGCATTCGTTAGGCCTAGTATAGCTGAACAATTTTGGACTTCTATTACCCCAACACTATCTACTGGTGGTAAAGCAATAATTACCAGCACTCCAAACAGTGATGAAGATCAGTTTGCACTAATTTGGAAGGGTGCTAATAAAACACAGGATGAATATGGTAATGACACTGAATTAGGAGTAAACGGATTTAAAGCATATCGTGCATATTGGAATGAACAGCCCGGTCGTGATCAAAAATGGGCTGATGAAATGAAGGCTCAATTAGGTGAAGATCGTTTCAACCGAGAGATCGGGTGCTTTGACGGTAGTACTAAAATGACTCTCAGAGATGCATCAGGTAATGTTATTACTGCTACTATGGCAGAGTTAGAGAAAATGTTAAATGATGATAAATAAAAGTGTAGTTCGCGGAAGTGGAATTCCCAACTACTCTAACGCTTTAGGGAGCATCAGCATGACTATTTATTCACCTCACCGTATTCCTGCAGGATATTATGTATATGCAT